AAATAAACGGATTTGGCCGTCCCATATTTTGTTCTTATATGCGGGTGTATATTTATAGTTGGGAACGGTAAAACTAAAGAACTGGCTTAATTCTTTTGCGACACTTCTATCACAGTGAATCTTTATATTTACTGTATCATCTTGATGTATCTCTAAATCACTCATACACCATTTGTAAACTTCAACCAATCTATGGCAGACCTGATGTTCCATTGCCTATTATTGATTATTTTAATTACACTTTCCAAGTAGTTTACCTTCTCCTGTTGCAAAAGAATCCTATTGGCAAGAGTTATTATATCTTCATCGCCATCTAGGAATTTATCTATATCTGACTTTAATATATTTAGGTCAAATGTGTCCCATCCGAAATCTTCTAGTTGCTCTCGGCTTAATTTTCCTGTATAATATAGCCATTTATTCTTCCTGAGAACATTAAAATCGGATTTTAATTTCCCTAGTATAAGTTTCTCGTCCGAGAAAATTATCAAATATTTGTTGTGTAGTTGTGGCGTTTTCATGGATTCCAAATCAAGTTCAGTTTTATCCATTTTTACATCCGCACCCACCAGCCGCCTAATATCTTCAAGGTTCATAATAAACTCCTATAACTACTACATTATACAACAAATATAAGGAAAATCAACTAATATTATGCATTATTTGTCAATCTGTTGATTGTATAGTAGGTATATGCAAAAGTGGCAGTTGCTACAACAGGTTCATTATCTGAATTTGTAGAATTGAACTGAATTCCACTTAATGCGGTAGGAAACATATCTATTATATTTACAGTGAGTTTAGGTTTGTAACTACTGTTGGTGATTGCCAACTGAGCATTTGAAAAATAATCGTCCATCTGGCCTGGATTTCGTCCCTTTCTATGGCCGGGACTCATAGAATAATTCATTGTATTTTTAACATCTGTCATTATGGCAATATCTTCCATCCACTCAAAAACTTCAATCCAGTTCTTCATGTCTTCATCCACAACAAAACTAACAGTAAAATCCTCCCAAACATATCTGCCACCTATCCATTTGATAGGAGTTCCTGTTGGATTGGTTTGTTCTGTTGGGGTTAGTGTGAGTGAAGGTAAATTTGCTGATTGGCAATAATATGTTACCAAAGGAAGTCTGGTAATTTCTAATTTGAAATAGTTGCTAGAGAGATAATTGTTGGTATCTGGTTGCCTAGGGTCAGTAACTCTAGTAACATCAGGGATGCCGGGACCAGTATATCCTGCCTTTGCTCCAGTGTATCCACCATCATAGCCCATTGTAATATTTCTCCATATATTATGTATAATAAAAAAGGGTGCCCCGAAGGACACCCCTTTCTCATAGTGTTATTCTACACTAATTATGTGTTACCATGAAGGTTAGTAACGGTAAAGAGTCTGTAGTAGACATTCTTACCAGAACCAACGGTGACGGAAGTTCCGTCATCATGAGCGAATGGGTTTGCTACCATACCGTAACGAGTTTTGAACCCGATTTTTGGCTGGAATGTGTTTTCCCCAACCGCACGAACCATTTGTAGTGGAACATACGGACAGTAGAATATACCAGCATCGTATGGATTAGTGCCACGATATCCAACACATGCGAAGTTAATGTCGCTTGAGCGGGCATCATTAGTAGTGGCACTGTAGGGGTCAATATACACTTTCATCTTACCGTTGAGTGTACCAACGAAAGTATTACCTGTGTCATCAACATCCAAACTGGTGTTTAATGCAGGTGAAAGTTGTAACCAACCACCCATTGCGAGTGCGGAGGCAACATCAGACGAGCAGAGAACAAAGTTACCTTTGCCTCGGCGTGTTTGTTTTGCAATTATGTTTGCTTCTCGTTCCAATTGGAACATAAGACCACGGAATCGTTCTGCACTCCATCGTCCATCAGAGTCTGTATTAAGGTCATAAGTACCAGCAGTAGTTAAGTCTGTATGTTGTGCGCCATTTCTAGCACTTACATAAACACTTCTTACAACTTCTCGGTTGATTTCCGCAAGGATTTCACTTGAGAGGATATTAGCAAGTTCTGTTTCTGCATCCAAACCGTGAACTGCTTTCAAGTCCTGTGCGAGTTCTGTGGTGTATTCTGCTTTCAATGCACGGGTCTTTGCTTCAACAGCAACTCGTTCGATTGAGAACGCCATGTCACGGAATGCAGTACCATCAGATGAACCCAAACCTTCTGCGGTTGCTGTGAGCATTGCTCTGAAACCGGGAAGTGTATCGTTTATTGGGTCGATGCCACCAGTTGAACTGAATGCGGCACCTGTTGAGGTATTACCTGCACCAGAGAACTTAGCGAATGCTTCTTGATACAATGCTTCAGCACCACCTTGAGTGTCGTACTTGGAACGCATTGCAAAGATGAGTCCAGTTGGAGCAGACATTGGTTGAACACCTACTAAGTCATAAGCAATTAGATTTGGCATTGAACGGCGAACAAGGCTGATTAAGATTGGGTCATAACCAGCAAGGTTGCCTGTAGCAGAGGAAGCCGCACTAACACTGAATCCACCACCCATTGCGTTTGTTGGAGTTGATTCTGTGATGTGTTGTTCACGAAGTGCGTTTTCTTGGTTTTCCAAGAGAACTGCGGTTACTTTCTTGCGATACGAATCTCCAATGTTTGGAAGATCAGGATGTTCTAGGACTGGGTCCCATTTTTCTTGCAGAACATCATATGGTTGTGTGTTGCTATCCATTGTTTATATTCTCCTAAAGGGTTGGTTTAATAGCCATTTCTTTCTTATCTTATTATGTATAAAAAGTTATTTTTACACTGTTCTATTTGCTTCCGTATGTTTACTAATAGCACTCATATATACGTTCATTGAAGGGTCGTTGTTTATTAGCCCGTCTGAAGAACCTTCTTCGGTTAAATATGATGAAGAATCAGACGATTCCGCTCCAAAATAACCTTCTTTAAGTGTTTGAATCTTATTTCGATATTGATCTTCATCTTCAAACACAATGTTTTCAGATAATGATGCCAATCGTTCTACATCTGTGTCGTAAAGTCCACCTGCTTCTTCAAAGAAAATTTCTTGACAACGATGTGCAATTACTTCTTGATGAAGGTCGATGTTGTTTTGAATTGTTTCATTAAGTGTATTTTTGAGTTCTTCATTTTCTGATGCAATGTCTTCAATGATGTCATATTTCTCATCTGGAACATCTATGTAGTTTGAGTCAAAGAGTTCTTTGAGACCATTAATGAAGTTTTCTGCGATGTCAGAACGAATCCCAGTTTCTACTGCAAGTTCGTTTTCCACCATCCAATTTTCTACAACATAACCGAGGTAGTCGTCTAACTTCTCTGCAAGTTCCGTTGATACTTCTTCAATATGCTCTTCCAGTTGTTTTTCGTAATGTTCAAGAATAATTTCTTCAAGTTCCGAAACTCTTTCATTGATTGCAGCCTCAAATATAGTTGCTGTTTTTACCATGAAATCTTCTGTTAAATCTTCCCCATCAAAAAGAGCGTCCAATGTTTGTTCCAATCGTTCTTCTGGAGTTCCCATAGGTTTTGGAACTTCAATTTTACTAGAAGCAGAAGATGCTTTCGCAGCGATAGAAGCCTGATTCTTTTTATTATTGGCGTTTGCTGGAACTTGGTCTGTATCAATCTTAGCGTGCTTTCCACTTGCATCTTGATATAGTTTTGGATCTTCTTCAGACTTAGTATCTAAAGTTGGGGTTTCTTTGCCCGCTTCATGTAAGTCGTTATAGTTGAATTCTTCGTTATTCATAATAGATGTTATCTCCTTGGCGATTGTAAATCATTACTTCTTTTTTTTTCGTCCTGTTACAATACTTGTAATTAAACTTTTTATGTGTGGTGTAACTGCTTTAGATGCTGTATCGGTAATATTTTTTGGATTTTTAAGTTCTCTTAGTTTCTTTCTGGCTTCTGCCTTCAACTTTTGAACAAAAGATTGAGTTGCTTCTTCTAGATTATTTATATAATTACTCATAGTCCTATATGTATAAAAAATCAAAGTTTTGACAAGAAGTGGCGGAATGCTCTAACAGCATTTTCCTCCAAATTTCTGGTCGTACTCTTTTCTATTACTTCTTTATATTGTTGAATTATTTCTTCTCTAAAAATACCATTTTCCCAAATCCATTCTTTACCTTCCATAATACCGTCTACAAATGCGCCAGGTGCGGATGGGTCTGCAACAATATCTACTGCTGAAAGCATGAAGTCTTTTTGCACC